GTGATTTTTGGTGGTAAGTTATAGGATCCTATAACTTTCAGACCCCACCTACCCCCCACCCCACACTTGACGCAGCGGGACTCCGCATGTCCTATGTATTACTAATACGCTCAAATAATCCCTATTTCCCTGAATTTGCCTACCTTTCTTGAGGCCGTTCCCTACTAATCTCCACACAGGAAACCCCCCACCCCAAAAATAAAAGTCCCCCTGAAAAAATTTTTTGTGTATATTTCTGCCAACGGCTTATAGCCAGCGACACAATTCATGCCTATGCCTTTGTCTATCGAACCCGAAATCGGCGTGCCGTTTACTGACGATTTGCCGAATATGGATCTGAAAGAGCGAGCGGAAGCGGCGTGTAACACTGCGCTTGAGCTTTCCAAACACGGATTGGACTTAGAACCCACGGCAGAAGATGAAGATACGGCTGCACGACTTGCTATTGCGTACGCTGATAATCCTGATAAGACTTCTCGTAAAGTTACTGCGAAGAAAGCGGCGACACTTACCCCTGCCTCCCTTGTCTTAACGAACAACATACTGCAAGAGTTTGGGCACTCAGTTGTAGAAAGTGCAGTACAGATTAGATACCTCGTAACGAATAAACTTTTGTTGGAGTCCGAGAACGACGACCCGCGCATACGTATGCGTGCGTTGGAGCTACTGGGCAAGATCTCAGACGTGGGTTTGTTCGCAGAAAAGTCAGAGGTGACGGTTACGCATCAGTCTACGGACGACCTGCGTAATAAGTTACGTGGGAAACTGGAGAAGCTAATAACTCCCGACGAAGAAGTGGTAGAAGGTGAGTACGTAGAAAGCTCTTTTGACGTAGATGATGAGCTTGGTCTTACCGATGCCTAGTGTTAGCCCTGTCATACCTTCTTTTAGCGAAGACGAAGTTGAGCAGATGCTCAATAACCTTGATGCGTTCTCTGATGACGAGGTTGTAGAGATCAATCGCATTGTCGATGAGCTGGAAGTTCGTAAATCCAACAAGGCTGCGTACGACGACCTCATAGAATTTTGCAAAAAGATGCAGCCAGACTACATTGTGGGTAAGCATCACCGCATTTTGGCTGATTTGCTCATGGATATTGAGAAAGGTAGGAAGGATCGCATCTGCGTGAACATCCCACCCCGCCACGGTAAGTCTCAACTTGTCTCTATTTTCTTCCCAGCGTGGTTTTTGGGGCGAAATCCGAACAAAAAAGTTATGATGGTGTCGCATACCACTGATTTAGCGGTAGATTTTGGCCGAAAAGTGCGGAATCTTATCTCTACAGACGCATATCAGGCGATTTTTCCTACCGTACAGCTTGCCAGTGACTCAAAATCAGCCGGTAGATGGAATACAAACGTCGGTGGTGAGTATTATGCGTGTGGTATTGGCTCTGCTCTTGCTGGTCGTGGTGCTGATTTACTCTTGGTAGACGACCCGCACTCGGAACAAGACGTAATTAACGGTAATTTTACTGTTTTTGAGAAAGCGTACGAGTGGTTCACGTTTGGAGCGCGTACTCGTCTGATGCCGGGGGGCCGTGTAGCCATAATTCAGACCCGATGGCACATGGATGACCTGACTGGGCGTGTTGTACGTGACATGACGCAGAATGACAGGGCAGATGAGTACGAAGTAGTTGAGTTTCCCGCCATATTGGAGATTGAGGACAAGGAAACAGAGGAGATCGTAGAGAAACCTTTGTGGCCTGAGTTCTTTGACCTTGAAGCACTACTGCGAACCAAGGCATCCATGCCCACATTCCAGTGGAACGCGCAGTATCAGCAGACACCCACGGCAGAAGAGGCCGCGCTGGTCAAACGTGAGTGGTGGCAGATATGGGATCAGGAGAACCCACCTAACTGTGAGTACATTATTATGTCGTTGGACGCAGCGGCAGAAAAACACAACCGTGCGGACTACACGGCGCTGACTACATGGGGTGTGTTTCTGTATGAAGAGACAGACAACTACAACATCATCCTGTTAAACAGTATAAAGAAGCGTATGGAGTTTCCAGAGCTAAAAGACATGGCAATGGAAGAGTATGGTGAGTGGGATCCTGATGCGTTCATCGTGGAGAAGAAGTCGTCAGGCACCGCGCTGTACCAAGAGATGAGGCGTATGGGGTTACCAGTTTCAGAGTATACGCCTCACAGAGGATCAGGTGATAAACTTGCACGTCTTAACTCAGTATCTGATATTGTCGCGTCTGGTTTGGTATGGGTACCTCCCACACGCTGGGCGGAAGAGGTAGTTGAGGAGATTGCTGGGTTTCCGTTTATGAGCCATGATGACTTGGTTGACTCAACGGTCATGGCACTCATGCGCTTCAGGCAGGGTGGGTTTATACGACTACCAACAGACGAGCCGGAAGAACCAAGATACTTTAAGTCGCGGAGGAGCGGGTTTTACTAATGAAAGAAGAACGTATGGCTTTAGAGAAGGTAGTCAAGGATATATTTAGTAAATACGATCCTGATAATGTACCTACAATAGTGGGTATGATCCCTCCGATGAGAAGTGCCGTTGCGGAGTTAAAAGATGGGCTACCTCTCTCAGAGGTCATGTCTCAACTGAAAGCAGATGTGATGCTTGAATATTTCCCAGAAGAATACAAAGCTCAAGAACAACAAGAAATTGAAGAGGCAGCAAAAGCAGCCGCTGCTATGCCCAAACCAAAACCAGAAGTTCTCCCTCCATCCACCGTACTACCTGAAAACTTCCGCGTAGGTGGGCGAGTAAAATTAATTTAGAGACAGATTATGGCTATAGAAAAAGGTTTGTATGCAGCACCCGAAGGCATTGACGCAGGTGTAGACGAAGAAGCGCCTGATCTGGAGATAGAGATTGTTGATCCAGAAATGGTGACCATGAGTGACGGTAGTGTAGAAATCACTATCATCCCTGATGCAGAACCTACAGACATGCTTCCCTTCGACGCAAACCTAGCCGAAGCATTAGACGACAGTGTGCTGGCTGAACTTGCTGATGAGTTAGTAGGGCTTGTATCTGCCGACTATGACAGCCGCAAAGATTGGGCCGATAGTTTTGTTAAAGGTCTGGACGTACTGGGCTTTAAGTATGAAGAGCGTACTGAACCGTGGGACGGTGCGTGTGGCGTGTACTCTACAGTGCTCGCTGAAGCAGCTATACGCTTCCAAGCAGAAACCATGTCAGAGACGTTCCCCGCCGCTGGGCCGGTAAAGGTCAAAATCCTTGGCGAAGAAAACAAGGACAAGGAAGAAGCCGCAGACCGCGTAAAAGCGGACATGAACTACGAACTTACCGAGCGCATGGTGGAGTACAGGTCAGAGCATGAGCGCCTGCTGTACAGCCTTGGCTTGGCTGGTAGTGCGTTCAAGAAGGTATATTTTGATCCGAACATAGGCCGACAGGTCGCCATGTACATACCCGCTGAAGATGTGGTTGTACCTTATGGTGCCTCGCATATTGAAACCGCAGAACGTGTTACGCACATCATGCGTAAGACTAAGAACGAGCTAAAGAAGCTACAGGCCGGTGGGTTCTATAGAGAAGTAGAACTGGGCGAACCGCAGGCATACCACACAGATATAGAAGAACGTAAGGCAGAGGAAGGTGGCTACTCGCTGACAGACGATGACCGCTACTCTTTATATGAAGTGCATGCCGATTTGGTTATTGATGGTGTTGACGAAGATGACGACGAGATAGCCAAGCCGTACGTGGTGACACTGGAGCGTGGTACAAACCAGATTCTCTCTATACGTCGAAACTGGAACCCCGACGACTCGTTGATGTTGAAGCGCCAGCACTTCGTACACTATGTGTATGTGCCGGGATTTGGGTTTTATGGGCTGGGCCTTATCCACATCATAGGGGGGTACGCTAAAGCGGGTACGTCTATTATACGGCAACTGGTGGACGCTGGTACGCTAGCTAATTTACCGGGGGGTCTGAAGTCCCGTGGGTTGCGAATCAAAGGCGATGATACGCCGATTGAACCCGGAGAGTTTAAGGACGTGGATGTGCCGTCTGGCAGCATACGCGACAATATCTTACCGCTTCCTTATAAGGAACCAAGCCAAACGCTACTCGCGTTACTAGAAAGAATTACAAATGAAGGTCGTAGGCTAGGCGCTATCAGTGACATGAACATCTCTGATATGTCTGCAAATGCTCCGGTGGGCACTACACTGGCCTTGTTAGAGAGAACTCTCAAGCCAATGGCAGCAGTGCAGGCCCGTGTACATTATGCCATGAAGCAGGAGTTTAAGCTCTTAAAAGCAATCATGGCAGAGTACGCTCCTGAAGAATATGCGTATGAGCCGATACGTGGTGAAGTGAGTGCTCGCGTTGCAGACTATATGGCAGTTGATGTCATACCTGTCAGTGATCCGAATAGTTCTACGATGGCCCAGCGAGTTGTGCAGTACCAAGCGGTATTACAGATGTCGCAGTCTGCGCCTCAGATATACAACTTGCCTCAACTGCACAGGCAGATGATAGAAGTGTTGGGGGTTAAGAACGCAGATAAACTTGTTCCGACAACCGACGACGCCAAGCCTACAGATCCAGTAAGTGAAAACATGGACGCACTGGTCGGCAAGCCGCTAAAAGCGTTTATTTATCAAGACCATGAGGCGCATATCGCAACGCACCAAGCGTTTATGCAAGATCCAGTAATGATGCAGATGATAGGGCAGAACCCACAGGCCAAGCCAATTATGGCAGCATTACATGCCCACATAGCAGAACACCTTGGGTTCTTGTATCGCAAGCAGATGGAAGAAAAACTAGGCGCAGCATTGCCTCCACCGAACGAGCAGTTGCCCGAGCAGGTTGAAGTCAATCTGGCTAAGTTGGTGGCTGACGCAGGTAAACAACTTACACAACAGAAACAACAACAAATGGCGCAACAACAGGCGCAGCAGAAAGCACAAGATCCTGTTATACAGATGCAGCAGGCAGAACTACAAATTAAACAACAAGAAGTGCAACGCAAAACAGCTAAAGACCAATTGGATGCACAACTTAGGCAGGCAGAGCTAGAGTTAAAAGCGCGTGAGAACATGCAAGATGCTCAGATAGATCAGGCTGAATTAGCAATAAAACAACAAGAATTACAAATTGACGCACAGAAAGCAGGCGCTAAACTTGCCGCAGATCGTAGGAAGGACAACACGAAGTTAGATCTTGACCTACTCAAGACCGTAAAGGATTCCAATAACAACCGAGGCCAATAATGGCTGTAACCGTCTTAGACGTGCTAAAAGAACGACTCGAGTCCGATAAGGACTCTGCACTACAATTTCTTAGTAGTGGGGGAGCCAAAGACTTCTCTATGTACAAGGAAACCACAGGTTTGATTCGAGGTCTCGAAACCTGTCTGAGCTATGTAGATGACCTCTCGCGCAATTTGGAGTATGACGATGAGTGAAGCTGTTGACACAGTTGAAGACCTAGACGCACAGCTACCTGTACCTGTGGGGTATAGAGTGTTGGTTGCACTACCGCAGATCGAAGAAACTTTTGATGGTACGGACTTACTGAAGACCGACACCACAAAAAGCCAAGAGTACGTGATGTCGATTATCGGCCTTGTGATGGATATGGGCGAACAAGCCTATAACGACGCTGAGAGGTTTCCTACTGGGCCTTGGTGTAAACAAGGTGATTATGTGATGTTTCGTGCTAATTCAGGCACAAGATTCAAGGTAGGTGAGGTAGAGTATCGTTTGATGAACGATGACTCCATCGAAGCTGTTGTAGCAGACCCCCGTGGCGTATCACGAGCGTAAGGAAGAAAAATGCCGTTTCAAAAAGTCGAATACAGTTTCCCTGATGAAGAGAAAGAGGACTCTATAGTGATAGAAGATTCTGGGGAGGTAGAAATTGATCTATCTGGCAAGAAGACTGCGGAAGAGTATGCAAATACTCCTGCTGAACCTGAGATTGAGGTTGAAGAGCCGAAAGCAGAGTTGGAGATCGAGGTTGTCGATGACACGCCAGAGGCTGATCGTGACCGTAGGCCATCTAAGCCCCCGACTGATGTCACGGATGAAGAGCTTGAGGGCTACTCCGACAAAGTACGAAAGCGAATACAGCACATCAGCAAAGGATACCACGACGAGCGACGCGCTAAAGAAACCGCCCTGCGAGAGCGACAAGAGCTAGAATCGCTGGCACAGAGGCTCGTTGAAGAGAACAAGACCTTAAAGGG